TGAAACTCTTTAATTGCCCAAAGAACGCCTTTAAATGCCGTTGTATGTATGCCTGGCCAAAAATGAGCATCGCTAAAAACCAAAACAACACCATTTTCAATACCTAATTCTTTTCTAACTGGATTGTCGGGCTTATTGATAGATGGAGGCTTATAGCTAGAGACAAGCGCCACGCCTATTTTGTCTTCAATTTCTTTGCGCCGCCTAAGAATTTGCCGTTCATCCATTCCAATGGCAAGCGCCATCTTTTTCCCTGATTTGTGCGTATTCCAAATTTCTACAAACTCTTCATCGTTATAAACTGGCTTTGGCATGACAACTCCATTGAAGTTGCCTGAAATTAAACTAAATCAATGACAAGCAAATGAAACTTAATGTCAAGCGTATTCTCTTGTCCCTGATTTGTCTATTATTAACGACATTAGTCTAGGTTTTGCATCATCAGCGTTTGGAATTGAAACGTGTGTCCAAGAATTGAATTCACGAATGCACTGGTCATAGGGTAAGCCCGATGCAATGATGGCTTTGACAACCTCATCAGGGGTCATGCCTGGCACTCTAATATCAGCAGCGCACCCACGTCGATGCTGAGACTTGTCAGACGATCCAACGGCTTGGTTTACTTCAGCACTGCGAAAGGCGCTGTTCACCATGATTGGCTTGCCACCAAGCACTTCTTTGACTTGCTCTAAGAATTCAGCCAGCCGAACAAGATTTGCAATTTCTGCATCATTTGGGGTGTTGTCAAACTGCCGATGGTCGGTAACAGTTAGCTCTTCAAGTGTAAAATGTTCTGTAAGGTTCATGGAGTTGGACTCGATTTATGGAGTAGTTCGTCCTTTTTTTGGCTACCAGCAGAACTACCAAAGTAGAAAGCAATAATTCCCGTCCAAGCTGTACCCAAACTGCCTAACATCAGCATCAACGCATCAGATGTTTTAAAGTGTTCAGTCATTAAGCCAACTAAGATGCCAAAGAACCCAAGGGTTACGGCAATTGCCATCAAACCAGGTATGTAAGACTGCGTAGAGACTTGCATTTGCCGAGCTGATTTGCGGTCATCTACGGCAATCTTTTCAAAGTCTAAACCTAACTCTTGGGCGCGAGCTGCCATCGCTAATTCAGCCTGTTTAAGCGCTCCTATTTGCTCTGCTGATAGCTTGCCTTGATCAATGGTAGATTGAACGTCTTTAGGGTCGATTCCAACGGCTTTAGAGATAGCGTCAACAGCCAAACCTGCCAATGGACCACCCAGCGCCGTAGCTATGGTGGGTGCAATTTGTTTTAACCAATCCATTATTTTTCCTTTGCTTTGTTAATCAACTTTTGAACTTGCTCTTGTTGGTGCTTTGCTTCTTGTTTAGCCTCAAGTATGTCAACGTACAACATACCCAATAAGGGTAGCAACATACCCAAAAGCAAACAACAGAGAATATATCCAATCACGCTTTCCCAATCTTGACCAACACTCCTACTAGGAGCCACATATATAGGAGGAATAGGATAGTCGCTAGCAGATACGCTTGTTTTTCTCTTAGCAGCCGTTCCTCTTCCTTGCGTTGCCATGATTCCTTGTCTCTTTTTTGTCGTGCCTTGTCCTGCTCTTCTTTGATAATGTCACGCATTTCAAAGACTTTGGAATACATTGCACCCATTTCAGGCGGTGACTGATACACCATTGTTTCCCTAATTGTCACTTCCAGCGCCGCCATCTGATCTTGCGCCATTACCCGTTTTAGGGCTGCTTCCATCAAGTTAGCATCAGGGTCGTAGACGTTCTTTGATTTTTCTTCTTCTTCCCTTATGTGCGCCGCCAACTGTTCTTGCAATTTGAAAAACTGTGTGAGCTGGCTAACAATGTCAGCCATGACTTGCGTCTCATCAACCGCTACAAACTTTTCTCTTTTTGTCTTTTGCGCCACAGGCTTGGTCGAGCCAAATAGCTTTGACCAAAACGACCGTACTTGTCTAACATCCCCGACAATTTCTTCAACAGTAGACTTGACCTCCATGAAAGAAGTCTTAGCCTGCTTATAAAGGTCACAGCCTTGCTTAATAGCAGCAACACACGCATTCGCAGCAAAGAGAATTGATAGAGGATCAATTTTTAACCCTTATGTAGCCAGTTGGTTGCATAACCAATAATGGTAGACAAAGCAGAAACAACTACCATGCCCATCCAAAAACCGCCCTTAGATTGGTTAGCCAACGCTAAAAGCGTTTCCATTCCATGTTCTAGCTTGTCAATTTTCTTTTCAAGCTCTTCAACTTTTTGCCAAAGAACGCCGTATTTAACCAAGTCGATTTCGGGTGTAGCCATCATTTCCCCAAGTCTTGAATTTTGTTTTTACCAGTTTGTTTTGTGCCTGCGCCCGTTTCCAATGATTTGCGAGTTTCTGCTTCGGCGGCGCGTCTTGCTCGCATTTCCATAACAGTGGTTCCGATCTGCAAGCCAGGTACAGCAACATTCAACCCTTTTTCAATTCCAGCTTTTGTTAGCCCTGATGCTTTTTCAGCCAATGCACCAACCAAAGTATTGGAATTGTTAACAAATGCTCCACGGGGTTGCGCTTGGGTATACCTTGCCACGTTGCCTAATGTTTTTAATTGGCTTGCCGCTTCAGGATTGAAAATCTCTTGTAAGTTTTTAACATCATCAAGTTTCTTTAAAGCCTTGTTGTAACCAGCTTGGGAAAAGTTTCCTGATTCGTCAATGATGCCAGCTTTGTCTTTAAGCCAATTAACTGTACCCGCTGCCATGTGTTGATGTGCGGCTGAATCTTTGCCTAAGTTTTGAACCATTGTTCCAATGTTTTTATTAACACCATTGATTACAAACTTATCAATAAATTTATCCGCAGGCACAATATCATCAACCGCGGCCTTGTAAGCAGGGTCTTTTTTCAACATATCAAAACGGGCTTTGGCAAGTGATCTTGCGTTATCGGCTAAAGGTTTCAAGTTAGCTGCGGCACTTCCTTGCATTGGTAAATCTTCTAATGCTTGACGAACTACGCTTGATGCTTGGGCGGCATTACCATCGCCACTACGTTCAGCTTTGCGAATTTCTGCCGCAAGATTAGTTCGCATAGCTTCAAATTGCTCAAATGTCATAGGCTCACCAGCCTTGAAACGATCAAGTTGAGTTTTTATTGATGGTGGTAAAAATTCAGATTTAAGTTTTTTACTGAGCATTGCTTCAGCATTTTGTGCAAGTTGTTTTCCATCAACAGGAAATTGACCGCCATTTGCATCTTCCAACGCTTTGTATGCTTGAGTAATGTCGGCAGTTTTTGCCGAATCCATTGATTTATATGCATCAATAATGCCTTGACTGTTTTCGATAGTTTTAGAACCATAAACATCAGGTGCGGCTTTTTCTCGGATCAAGCCAAGATTTTCAACCAATTGACCATTTTGCTCATTGAATCTTTGGGCAAGTGATGGGTCTTGTCCTCTGCGGTTTTGTTCACGGGATAATTTAACAATATCACCCGTAGCTTGTCCTTCTGTTAAGCGTACAGGAACAGGCAAACTATCAGCCTCAATGTGTCTTTGCAAAGTTGGGACATTTACTTTGTCTGCTGGAATACTTTGCAATGCTTGTTGCAATTCAGGAGTAGCAACAGATAAGGCTTGTTTAATTGTTGTGGCATCAGGAACAGCCGCAGCCCCAGCGCTAACCATGCTTCCTTGCGGTGTTTGCATTTGATTAGGGCGAACATACTCTATTTCTTTTGCGGCTTGTTTTACCATTCCTATAGCTTTAGGCGCAACAGCACCAGCAACCATTAAACCAGCATTAATTGCATTTTCAACGTCAGTTTTATTTACACCAAATTTTTGGGCTATAGATGCAGCACCTTCGCCAATATTTTTTCCTATGTAATCCATGACTACAGTAGGCAATGCCTGTTGATAAGACGGAGTTCCAGCCAATCCAGTTACACGCCCAACAGGTTGGGCAATAGCGCCAGCAACTTTTTGCGATGATGCAGTCGCTTCTTCGGGCGTAGCGCCGAACAATCTTCCAGCTCCATAACCAACAACGCCAGCTAATGCCGATGGCGCACTAGCAATCACATCAGCGGTAGAGGCCAATAGTCCAGGTGTAGCTTGTTTGGCTTCAAACCCTTGTTGCAACACTTTACCTAAAATCTGACGCACATTGCTTGTAGGTTTTTGTACGTTGCCAGCAACTTGATCGCCAACAGAATATCCTTCATAGCTTCCACGACCAGCACCAGCCGCACTGGGTTGGCTTGGTTGGGTAGGACTCATAGGCGCACCCGACAAAAACGCTTCTAATGGATCGCTTGATGCGGGTTGGCTTGCTGGTGCAGGCTGCAAATCAGGTCGAATGCCTGCCATTGTGCTTTTTTGTGGTGCAATTGAACCTTTAGATGTTTGGGCAATTTCACGCAACAAAGCAGCCGCATCAGCTTGCGCCATTGTGTTGCCTTGTGCCGCCAAGGTTTGTTTTTTCTTCAATTCATCTTGAAGAATAGCAATTCGCTGTTGGTCACGTTGCGCTTGAACGTCAGATGGAATTCGAGTTGTATTTATTGGTTTAGGTGGCGCAGCAACATCACCGCCACCGCCTAAAAATTGCTCTAATGGGTCAGCCATTTATAAACTCCCAGTTTCAGACAGTTTCTTAATGTTTTGATATTTCTTCAGAAAATCTTTGAATTGTGCTGGATTTGGGAAAAGCCTATTTAATTCAGCTTTTTGTTTTGCAGGATCGGTCAAATCCTTTGTGATGTTCAGGGCTTCAAATATCTTGCTATCAGCGTTAGCATTCCATGCTTGCTGATAAGCCTTCATGTTGTTGTCGCCAAACTTTTGTGAAAACTGCTGTGCGCCATTTGCTTGCATATCAAGGTTAGTTTGATCTGCCTGCACCCTACGGGCAATTTTTACCAATACTTCAGGAGGTATTTTGACAGTGCCGTTAGCAACCGCAGCCATGTCCAAACCAGCCACAGTGCCGCCAACAGAACCCATCGCTTTGGAATTGGTGATAGCCATGTTAGCCAAGTCTTTGGCAAGCATATCGTATTGATCGCTACCAATAGCTGAACGAATCTTTTGTTCAATCTGACCAGGTATGCCGCCCTTTTCAAAATAAAGTTGTTGACCTATCTTGTTGGCTTGCTGAATTACTTCTTCAACGTTACGGCGACCTTGAGCCAATCCCATTTGTCCATTTACCAAGTTAGTACGGTATTCAGCGCCAGCAGCTTGGTCTTTTTCCTCGGTTGGCTCTTTGATATAAGGTTGATTGGCGCTTCGTACAGGGTAAGGAACACGCATACCAGGCGCAACCTCAGTGCCAGCACCAATTTGCGGTGGTGCGTTTGTAGTTGTTGCGTTACCTTGCATACCACTAGCAACCCCAACAGTAGCGCTAGGAGGCGCTATGCCAATACTAGGCTGAGTTGTTACGGTCTGACCTTGTGCAGTAACTTGTACAGATGGAGAAAGCGCTGTTTGTTGTTGCGTTGGGGTCAACATTGATTGACCAGCTTTAACCAATGAATCTGCTACTTGTGGTCCTGCCTGCATACCAGTAAAAATAGGTACATAAGATTTTTCTACTAGATTCTTCAAATCTACGTTGTCGGGGTTTTGGTCTGACAACATACGCAATTCTTTAATTGCAATTTGTGGATCACTAACACCAGCACGGCCTAGCAAACCTAATGTAGAGCCGACCAATTGACGTTGGTCTTGCGTTAGATTTTGTTTGGCTTTTAATGCCTCAGTTTGGGCTGTGCTTAATGTGGTTATTTTGCTAACGTAATCAGGACCAGTTAACGGCGCAAGTTTAGGCACTTGGGCATTAATTTTGTTAATGTCGATTCGACCATCGGTTTGAAAGTTATTTGGGTCAGCAAAAAACGATTGCATATTTTGACGTTCAAGATTCTTTTGTTCTTCAACGCCTAATGCAATTTGTCCCGTGCGTGTAGTTTGCTGTTGTTGTTGCAACATTAAAGGATTAATTTTTTCAGCTTGTTGGTAAAGCTGTGCGCCACGGGCAACATTCATCATGTCACCAAGTGACATTTGTTGTGGTGGATTGATACCAGTAGCAACGGGCGTGATTGGGTTTATGTCTGCCATTTTTATTTCCCAATTGAGTTGTATTGGTTCATAAAGTTGCTACCAGTAACATCAGAACCACCAGCACCGCCTCGGTTTAACATTGAGTACAAGAATCCTGCATTACCCACGTTTTGCATACCACCAGCATAAGCATTGGCTGCACCAACTTGACCACCAGCCAACGCATTAGCGCCGCCAGTTGTAAGGTTAGCCAAGTTTGTACCAGTTGATGAACCAAGGTTTTGTGCTTGACCTTGAGCAGTTTGACCAATACCAGCAATACCCGACAATCGATTGAAAATATCGGTTTGTTGATTTCTGTAATTGTTTAAAGCATCTTGATAACCACTTTTTGCATAATTTTCCGCAAAGATAGTTTTAGCAAGATCAACGTTTGAGCCTGGGCTTGCGACATTTGCATTTTGAGCTGTAGCCCCTAATCCTTGTTGGCGCATAAATTCATAGTTAGGCGCAAGATTGGCATTCAAGTCAGCAGCAGTGAATTGCCGAGTAAATTGCGGCAACATCTCATTGATCTTACTCAATGCGCCATAGCCAGCCTCACGATAAGGTGCTTGTTGTTTGTTCAGAATATCGAACATTTCCCGTTGTTGACGGGCAGCCTCTTGCGTACCTTGATACTGCAAGTTAGCAGCATTAGAAGCCGCATCTGCTTGGTTTTGCGAACCCAAATAGCCCAATAATGCGCTACCGCCTATCGCCCATGCCATTGGCATAATTATTCCTTTCGTATCAAAACGTCATCAACCTTAGTTGCGTCAGTTTCGTCAGTTGCATGAATGCAGAACCACTCACAGTTTTCCAAAGCCTCAATGGTGTGATATACACCTGATTTTATTTCTAAACAAGCTGGCGCGGTGTATTCTTTTGCACCCTCATCTGTACGCAAAATTATGCGACCTTTTGCCAAAATGCTCAAATGACTGTAATTATGGGCATGAGTTCCCGCAACAAACCCAGCAGGAATCATCATTTGTTTAGCATAAAGCCCATCCGAAAAATGGTGAACTGTACCTAAGTCGGCATCAAATTGACCTTCATGGATTGCAAATATTTCTGCGTGATTCACAATTTATCCCTTTTTTGTATTTTATGGCAATTATTCCAACAGTAAATTGTTATTTGATGCCGCTTGCATGATTATCCAATTTGTACCGTCTGAAACCATAGTTGCCCAATTCCCAACAACTCCCAAAAGAATGGCAGTACCAGCAGTAGTGCTATCAATTGGGACAATGTTTGACGATGCTGAATTAACCGCTTGAGCTTGCATATTCTTAACCGTAATGTAACGACCCGTCCAACTTGATGCGGCAGGAAAAGTCAACGTCAAAGCCGAGCCAGTTTTGTTGTTAATAATCCAAGTGTCTGTGCCTGTAATCGTATAGTCAGCCGTTTTGGTAATAACAGTGGACAAAGGCACATAATCAGTATTAGCAACAGCCGCAGAAATAGCCGTACCGTTGCCCTTGAGAACCCCAGTAATGCTAGTGGTTAGGGTAATTGCTGGGGTAGTTGTGGGGTTTGCTACCGTGCCAGCAAAACCATTGGCTGAAACAACTGATACTGTTGTAACTGATCCACCTGACGCGGGTGTTACCCATGTGGGTGCGCCGCCTGTAGTAGCAGTCAACACTTGGCCTGTAGTACCAGCTGCCGTAGAAACAGGCGCAGCGCCAGCACCACCACCATAAACAATGCCATACTGAGTTAAGGCAGCAGAAGATGCCCAAGTTGTACCGCTTGAAAAGTAAGGAATGCCGCCACTTGTACCCGCAACCGTAAAAGCAGGGGTTGTTGTTCCAGTTGCAACGGTAATGATGCCGCCAGTGAAACTAACGCTAGTTACCGTTCCTGTATAAGCAGGCGCCGCCCAACTTGGTGCGCCGCTTGTTGTCGCAGTTAATATTTGTCCTGTTGTGCCGTTTGCCAAAGAAGTGTAGGCAGTGCCACCACTATTGCCGTAAACAACCCCATAAGCAGATGGCGCGGTACTAGTGTTTGTACCGCCTCGGCTGATACCTAATTGACCTGTCCAGCCAAGAGTTAAAGATGCGGCATTTAATAACGCTGTTGTTGGCGAACCACCAAGGGTTAAGGTGACATTTGTGTCATCGGTCTTGGTTAATGCGGAACCTGGCACATCTGCCGCAACCAACGCTCTAAATGTGGGCGCTCCAGCAGAACCATTAGGAGCAGCTAAAACGTAATTTGCGGTCTTAGATGCGTAAGGGTTTAGGGTATCTCCGTATGCCGCTGCCAAACTAATTGCAGGGGTTGTGCCGCCGCTAGAAACAACAGGGCTTGTGCCAGTCACTGAAATAACAGCGCCAGTTGTTGGCGTTGTCCAAGTTGGCGGCGCGCTAGCGCCGCCGGAGGTTAAAACCTGTCCTGATGTTCCATAGTTTGCCCCAGATAAACCCCAAGCGCCTGTGCTAATGAATCTTAATCTTTCTGTGGTAGCCGTTGCTCCGCTAGCAGTGGTGCTAAACACCAAACGTCCAGGCATACTACTTGCACCTGGCGTTCCGTCTACTAATGCTTCAATAACAGCGGCTAAAACTGGCGCAGTGCCATCTGTGCCGTACCAACGATAACGACCAAGATTTTGATTAGCGGCAACAATTGTGTTGTTGCCAAAAGTTGTGCCACCCCCAACAACTGAAGAAAATATTGGAGCCGCTGTGTTGTAACCAAAAGATGTTGTAGCAAATGCAGCCGCTGAAGTGGAATCAATGCCAATTCTTGGCGCGGTAATTCCTGACCAATCAGTTAAATAGCCAGTTTTAATTTTTCCGCCCGAATCAACTATAAACGGCGTTGAATCAGGATTTGCAGAATCTTCAATCAATAACGCATTACCCGAACCTATTTGAGTAATACGCAAAGCGGCATTGGCAGAGTTGTCACTAATAATTGCATTGCCAGTTGCGGTCAATGTCGAACCATCAAAAGTCAGCGCGCTACCTGTAGCCAAAGCACTTGTGCTTGAGGCATATACAACGCCGTTGGCCGTAAAAGATGTCAAGTTGGTGCCGCCGTTAGCAGTTGGCAAAACACCGCTTACATGCGTTGTCAAACCAATCTTGCCCCACGCTGGCGCTGTGTCCACGCCACCCGAAATGAGCGCGTTGCCAGTAGCAACATCAGGCAGCTTCGCTAAAGTAGTTGTAGTGTTTGCATAGAGCAAATCACCAACTGCATAAGAGCCAAACCCTGTACCGCCATTTACCGCAATCAATGTGCCTGCAAGGGTCACAGCACCCGTGGTGGCCGTTGCTGGGGTTAGACCGGTTGTGCCGCCTGAGAATGACAACACGCCTGTATTGGCTATTGATATTGTGCCAACACCATTTGTGACTGAAATACCCGCGCCAGTGCCAAGTGTGTTTAGTGAATACCCTGTACCGTTACCAATCAGTAATTGGCCATTAGCGGGAATAGTCGATAAACCAGTGCCTCCCGATGTAACAGGTAAAGCATTTCCAAGATTTAAATTAATAAAATTTGGACTCATTAACCAAAGCAACCATGCCTGTGTCGGCCTTCCTGTACTCGTGTCAAGAAAAGCCGAGTAAGGAATGTTGATATTGGTGCTTGGCGTGGTAGCCATTAATTTTCTCCTGCGCTTGCTTTCAACTCCGCAGAAACTATGACAGCTTTGACAGGATCGCTAATCACAACTTCAAAAATTCTATCCCTTGACCAACCTAAACGCCGCCAAAGCGCTCGATTAGCATATTGACCAATACGACCTATGTTTGCCCAATGCTCATTTGACCATGTAGAACCACCATCATTAGACCAACGCAACATTGCTTGCGGGTCATCTCCTTGACCTAAATTTAAGCCAACGCCTGGCTGAAACTGTATTTGGAACGATTCAAAATATTGACGCTGTAAATCTGTTGTTATATGAGGGGCTCGGCGCAAACGTCTAATAGGTGCGCCATCTTCAGTGTAAACAGCGTTTTCAATGGTATATAACTTTCCGTTCTCATAATCGCCAACGATATATGAATTATTGAAATAACAACCACAATTTGATCTATGGCGTTTGTATACAGCAGCGTCAGCATCCCAAGATAACCATTTGTGCCATTGTTGGGTAGACCCATCATAAACCCATGTAAGGCCATGCTCTCCCACACTAGGGAAAGTCACTACATACATTTCATGGCCTTCAATTTGATAGGTATAAGCTACAGCATCACGGGTTATTTCATTTGTTAATGATTGCTCAACAGCATGAGTAGAAAACTTTTTATACTCATAGTTAATCATAGCTTCAATGGTTGAATCACCGCGAGTGTCTTTACACACCGCAGCAAAAGAACCACCAAATCTTGCAACTGAAAACGGAGCTCCAACGCCTGATTGGACGGTAGTGCCTGGCACACGGGCAAATGGAAAAGTTGTTATTCCCGTAATCGTATTGCCAATGTCGGTCCAAACCTCAGTCGTTACATCTTTAAGCAAATAAACTTGTCTACGGTCCACGATAAGGCTAACAATGTTATCGGGAAAACCATTAGCGGAACCATACAAGGCTTGGGTGGATAGGCTTGAATTTAGATCAGTGCAAGCCCAATTAAACGTATTTGGTTGGTTATATATGTTATATCCATCAATAGAATCAACAACCGTAGCACCTTTCCATGGTCCATCAGTGCTTGGCAAAGTAGCAAAAGTATTGCTAGATTCAATCCATGTATATCGATTTACTCCGTCCACAATGTATGCTGTCATACCATTGTTAGTGACATTATCTGATATAGAAACTGGCCCCGAGCTAGTAGTCAAAGTACCAATTTGTACAGGCGTATAACTAGCATCAATTTTGTAAACTAAATTTCCGGATACAGCAATAAAGTAATCTTCATTTGATAAAGTATGCAAACCACGAACTTCAGCCGACAATAATTGTGCAATTTTTGTTAGGCCAGGCGTTGGGTACATTGCCACGACACCCCTTGCACCCTGCGCCTTAGTAGGATCAATTTCGCAAAAGAAATTAATGCATTCTTGTGCGTCTTGATAAATTGATGGCGCTTCGTAAGATGCACCCACAAAACCAAAATCAGGCATTAGCGAAATCCTCCATCCATGATAAAGCCAGCGTCTTTTGCTTTGCCCATCATCAAAGCATCAGGATAACGCGACACTTGTGGTGGGCGCATATTGGTGCGCTTGATTGCAGCTTTGGCTTGAGCTGCATAGCTAGTAATCATAGCCATTTGAACCTGATTAGATTTTCCAAACATAGGCATTAAACGCTCTGCCAAACACCACCGCAAAGCCATGTTATAGCCTTGTGGAAGAGTGATTGTGTCATTTAAACTTTGAAATTGCCTAAAAATGGTTTGCGTAAACAAATGCAACTCACCTTGCGATGGGTTAGGAAAAACATAAACCGTGCCAAGAGTTTCAGCAGGCATATAGTAAATCATCTTTGCCCAAGGACCATTTAATTGCTTAATGCCCAAAGATTCGTATTCTTCAAGGCTAAGAATAGACAAAGGATAATCTAAATAACCGCCAGCAAGATTAGACCCGCCTTGCATGGTTGCAACCCGTACAAATCCCGATTCAATGGTTAATGGTCTTTCATAGTAAGCACTGATAGTAGTGCTAGCCACTGTTTGCGATTTGCTGACGGTATATGTACCCGCCTCATTTACGTTGCCGCCTGCGCCTGTTCCAAAGCCAACAATTGTTGTTCCTGCCGTAATTCCCGCACCCGACAAAGTCATGCCCATCGTAATGCCGCCTTTAGCAATTGCTGTAACAGTCAAAACGTTGCCTGAAATTGATCCAGTGAAAGTAGCTCCAACTGAACCACCTGGACCAAGCGTGTATTGCACAGTATTCTGAACAGTTTGGAAAATCAACTCTGATCGATAGAAAACCATCATGTTTTCATTTGACCATTGGGCGCACATATCATTAAGCATATCTAACGCATCTTGCGCTTCATCAGCCGTTGGAACTTCACCAGCGGCAACAGCGCCAATGTCTTTCATTGCGCGGGTGATAATGTCAATCGGTTGTGTCATAGCGTTTCCTTATGCTGGAATTTCTGTTACTTGTAAAAGCCTAGCTTGTTCAGCTTGATATTCGGCAATAACTTCTGCCGTATGCACTGTTGCACAAATGGCTTTGACTTTGGCATCTTCGGCGCTGTAGTCATCACCTGGCTTAAAGTAATTGCCTTTGACTTGCTCCGCAAAGGGTAGGCCGTTTTCTAAGACGGTCACAACATATCGCACAGCAACAGTATGGTCTGCCAATACTTCAATGCGATCAACAACAGTTTGTTTTTCAAACATATTTATCCTTTAAGCCACATAAGCTGCGTTCACAATGTTTCCTGAATTAATTGTCCCCGCCGATGGTGCGTTAATGTTAAATGCACGATTGGAAATATTACCAACAATAATGCAATCTGTTGTTGATGTGGCTGTAGTTATTGAATTATAAGTTGATGTGTTCATGTTAATAGTATTGTTTTGCAATGAACAGTTTATAGGTGTTTCTAACACTATTCCCCCAACAGTAGGTGCAGAACTATTCAAAGTGTTGTTGTTAAAAATTGATTGATAAATTGAACTTTGACTATAAATTCCAAAAGATGTAAAGTTTATATCGCAAGCATTTACCGTTATTCGTTTTACAGGTTGACCAGTTCCATTACAATTGATGCCTGCTGCACCCGTCATTTTTACACCAGTGATACATACTCCATCAAGAACAGATGGAACATTTAATAAAATAGGGGTGCTGCTTGCACTTATTGAACCACCAGTAATAACAGCATTTTTTCTGTTTAGTTGAATTCCAATATAAACCCTGTCAATTACGTTTCCTGTAAAAACATGAGGTAGAGTTCCATTAGATAAAGAATCCAAAATTCCACATGCAACAGTAGATGTTGAACTAGCACTTAAAATGTTGTCTGCTATTGAAATAGAACCGTTATAGGTTAAACCACTAACTTGATCTAAAAATATTCCGTGCGTAGTAAATCCAACCATAATATTGCTCTCAATAGTAACATGGTTTGCAGATGTGTTTACAAACATACCATATAAACTTATATCACGGGCTGTATTATTTGCAATAATAACTTCGTGCGATTCCCATTGAGTTGGGTTAACAGCACCAGGATCTGAAGATTCAATCTTACAAAAATATTGACAAGTTTGTGCTACGTTATTTGCTATTACAATATTTCTGCTTCCTTGAGATGCATCTATACAATAACCACCAGTTACGTTGTTAAATCTATTTCCAATTGCTTGAGCGTTATAGCAATTAGTAAATAAAATTGCATGAACAACCACATTGTTGGAAATACACCCTTGTACTAAAACATTTTTGGAATATTTAGAATTAGAATTTATTGGAAATTGATTGCCGCCAATTACATCAATCAACAAACCGTTAAAATAACAATCACTTACAGTTACCCCATCCACTGATCCATCAGTATCGGGAAAAACAATAATTGAAGAGTAACCGCCAACAAATTTAAGATTACGCAAGGCAATATTTGTAGCGGTCGTGGCTTTGAAAAAGCATTGCACGGTTGCGCTGCCCCATAACAAAACAGAAGTGACCCCATCACCATAAATGGTTTGACCACTTGTAAGAATCCAAGCTGATGTTCTATTAGGTTCAATTCCTCCAACTGGAGTAGATACTGGCGCAACCTTGTATGTTCCTTGTGGTACATAAACTGATTTACCAGTAGCTAAAGCAGCAGTAAACGCGGCAGTGTCATCAGTTGTTCCATCGCCTTTTGCGCCATAATCCAAAACATTAACGGGCGCTCCATTAATCATTGAATAAGATACTTTGGTTAAAGACATTGCGTTTTCCTTTTATACAATGTAAGACATTGAAAAATTAACTGTTGATCCTGTCAATACTGGATAAGTATTTGTCGTTGTAAACATTTGGCAAGTTGTTGTTCCCGCTGAAATATAAATAACAACGCCCAATCCAGTATTTACACCCTCACGCCCAACACCAGCCGCAGCAGTACCAGGGGTAAATGGTAAACCAACTAAATTTAAAAAACTTGATCCTGTGCCATTATTTGTAATTGACAAATAACCAGTAATTGTTACTAATCTTCCAGTGCGTGTATATTTAGCCGTAACAGATGAACTTGTAATAGAACCAGCACCCGCTGTTAGAGTGATTGAACAATTGCCTTCTTCATACCAATTTAACAGTTGGCTTGTCATTCCTGATACTGGTGTGTTGGCAGTGTAATTAACGCCTTTAGCTGCTGTGCTTGGAACAAGGTTGCCAGTAGACATAACATAATCAGCGGCGCTTACTGATCTTCCAGCAGTTAAGTTTGCGACACTAACTTGTTTAGTCGTACTACTTTGAACAATCGGCAAAACTTCTGTACCCGCTAATGGGGTAGTTGAAGAAGTAAGTGCCGATATTTTTGTATTAGCCATACTTAGTTAAACATAATCTCAATAGATGATGTAACAGGTGGCGCTTGCGAAAATGTTAATGTTGTACCTGAAACATCATAAGTATTCTTTTGTTGGTATACACCGTTAATATAGACAAATGTATAGTTTTCACCGAATGAGCTGTTTGACAATGTAAAAACAGTAGTCGCTCCATTTCCTGTGAAATTTTGAATTTGGTAACTTGCTGCACCAACGCCATAAACGTTATCGTAAGTTGCAATTAAAGCATCTGTGCTGTCTTTAAGTGTGAATTTATAAGATGATGCAGTGAGCCAAATTTCTCCACCAGGCACACGCCCAGCGGTATTTAAAATAATTGGGTTGGAATGGCTAATGTCCCCCAATGAAGTCGTGTATGTGGCTTGTGGCGTTGTTGTACCAGCCGCATACGTATATAACTTACCACCTGAAAGCGGTATGCCATTATTGTCGAAAAATTGGGCTGCAACGCCGCCCACGGGGGAGAGATAGACAGCCATATTTTTTTACTCGTAGTAAACAGTGCAACTAACAGTGCCACCAATCACAACATAAATGCCATTTTCAGTTGTAATGCCATCTAAAAAATTGTAATTTGTTGCCGCAACAGGGGTAAAAGTATCAATTACTTTAACGCTAGTGCTAGCAGTTTGTGCATCATAAATTGCAATCGTTGGTGTTGCCGATGCTGCACTAAAAAAAATACCTTTGATTTTGCCCGCTTGCTGCTTGATCAAAGTTGTTGCCGAAATTTGTGCGTAATTGCTGGACATAACAATCCCTTTCAGTTCATCAAATTATATGCTTCAAAGCAGAAAAAGCCACCCCTTTTGGGAGTGGCCTTTCTGTTTATTTCATGCCTAAATTAAGGCAGGAAAGTCAAGTCGTAACCGTAGATGAAAACATCAGCGGTTGCGGCAGCGCCTTGGGCTGTAGTGTTGCGGATATACAGGTATTGGCCTGTAACAGCATCGGTTGAAGATGCAGCAGTGTTTACAACTTTAGCCGCTGTGGTAGCGCCTGTAAGTGCGGTAGCAGACAGAACAGCAGTTCCACCAGCAGCAGGGGCGGTATAAACCGCTACCTGTGCAGTGGTCAAGCTGACGGATGCATTGGTTACCAAAACATAAGCAACGCTGACACGACCTGACACAAGAATCTGTGCAACGGTGTCGGCTACGCTGTTAAGGTTGACCGATTGAGCCGAACCAATCAAGCGGATGGCTTGGTTGCTCGACAACTGAATCGGGTGGTTGGAGGTGGTTTGTGCTGCGCCTGGATTAATGTTAGCCATGATTAGTTTCCTTTATTGATGGGTTGATTAGGAAGCCACTCGGCAAGCCAATTCGGGATACAAAGGAGCCCAGCCATACAAAACATCAACGCGAGTTGGGATCGAATCGTTGTTAATTGTATATTGACGAACCACACGCAATGACAAGCCCAAGTCTTTGTCGCTTGCACGACCAGCAAAATGAACACCGTCAGGCAATTCGAGGTCAGCAGTAGCCAAGGTAAATGCATTTTTGTGCATAACGATGTTCTGTGGTGACACTGCGCCAGTTGCGTTGAATGGGGTCACAGCAGAAGCGCCAGCGCTAGTGATGGACACGTTTTGGAACTGACCAGCAGAGATAACAGCAGGAGACACAGTCACGCTGTTGCCGCTGATAGCGGTGACAACGAAATTGCGGAGCTTGTTGCTACCGTAGGCTTGACGGTTCTGTGGGTTGACAGCGTACACGTTAGCGATGGTGAAAGTGTCACCAACGTTAGGAGTGAAAGTGCCAGTTTTAGACAAAGTCAAAGTGGAGGTTTGAGCCCAGCCTGATGTCAAAATGCCAGTATCGGTGCTAGTGTTGATGGTTGCAGTACCAGCATACGAACCAAAGGTTTGTGCGGCAATGTTCTGATCCATCTTCCAGTTCATACCAGCAGAATCACGACCCATCATGCCCTTGCTGAATTGCGAGCTGATAGTTGTGTTGGGAACAAACAAACCCTTCAAGCTGTCCACGATTGTTGCGCCAGTGAAAGGCTCAATAATGCATGAACGGCGACCATCACGGGGCGCACCTTCGCTGTCCAAGTAGGCTTGGGCAGTGAGGTAGGTCAACAATGATGTTGGGGGTGTGCCAGCAGTACCAACGATATTGGCAGTGTTGAGCTTGGCTGTGGTTGTGCCATCAAAGTCGATCTTGTTGGCAATAGCCGCAACAGCAGGCTTGAGAACACGGTCAGAGAACATATCCAAAGACAAAGCCAAATCTTGGCTAGTAAATTGGGTGTCGACGTGAAACTGTGTACTTAAGGTTACAGGAACGCTTGTCTCGTTGAAATCTTCAACGTTCAAAGCAGGACCAGTAGTGCCGATGAAACGACCAGGGCGGCGCACGTTTAAAGTTGCGCCAATTTTCGCACCAGTGATCGCGAACTGATCATCATAGTTGCGCATAACTTCAGAGGAGAAAGTCAACTCGTTTTCCAAGACCATCAACGCTTCGTTGGTGATCATGGAGATGGTAAGCAGATTGTTGCTCATTTCATTTCCTTAAAAAAAATTTGGGTTGTCAGCGGATTCGCCCTGCAAGTCGTGCTGCTCTCCAAGCCTGATAGTTACCATGAAATTGACGATTTGAGTCAAGTTCTGTTACAGGCCCATTGGCAGACGCTTTGATCGGGTTGATCGGCGCTGGCGCTTTACTTTTTCCAACAGTAGTCTTTGTCTGAGGTTCAGTCTTTTCAAACTTTGCCTCCAGTTTCCCAATTGTAGCCAAGGCTCTTGTCAAAGTCATGCCTTGCAGTTGTTCACCAATTTCAGGATTCTCAGCCAAATGGTACAGGATTCGGGGTCCTACTTCTGATTCAAAGATTGCGTCCCGCACTTCGTTGCTCACAACAACATCAGCAGAACCAACCATTTCCTCAAAATCGGGCATTTCCCCTTTTGCCGCTTCAACCCGCTTTCCCCAAGTATTTATTAATTGGGTACGCTCGGCTTGAACCTTTGCCTGTGCTTCTTTTTGCTTTTCCTCATTCATTCGGTGTTCTACCCGATAGTCTGTTAATGCTTTCGCATATTCATACATATCGGAAAACTGATCGGGCTGCGGTTCTTCTTCGGCTACTGGCTCGGCTTGGGGCTTTGCTTTAGCTTCGTATTCCCGCAACTTTGCTTCCAGTTCTAACCTTGCTTGGCGCTCGGTTTGGGCTTCTGCCCGTGCCGCCTCCCGTTGCTTGGTAATCTCTGAAAACCTTTTTTCCAACTTCGGATTCTGTTTTCGATCCTCTACCGCTGTTGCTTCCTTGTCGCTCTCATTAGATTCACTCTGTCCATCGGCGCTTTCTTGCGGCTCTACATTTGTAGCCTCGCTAGGCGCTGGATCAGCTAAACCAAGTTTCTTGGCAACGAATTCAGCCATGTTTTCATTAGTAACCACATTTGCGGCTACTCTTGGCGGCGCTTGTGGCGCTTCCTGTACTTCTGACATAGGTTTAATCCTAAGAATTTGCCCCGTCTACCTGACGGGTAAGGTTTGTGGCGAATTTACCACCAATTTATTTATTGGTCAATCACTGCCCCATTTGTGGTTCTGCTTGCGGCATCTGTCCTTGCGGCTGTTGCAATGGTTGAGGCTGCATTGATTGCATAGGCACTTGCGTCAATGGGTTAGCGCCTTGTCCAATGTCTTGGGCGGCAAACTGTGCATATCGGTTTTGCTCTTCATTTCTACGAGCGATTTCTTCATTCAAACGGCTTGTATCCATACGATGTAGCAACAAATCTACAATAGCCTCAATCTCTGTCTTGTTTTGGCTAGTGATTGCACGGGTGTTTTGGTCATTGACCTTGACCTCTGCCATAGTCTCGGTGTTGTGCGCTTTGGCGGTCTGACGCATAAGTTCACGCTTGTTTTCGTTGTCTTGCTTAACTTGCTCGATGTCAGCACGTTGTTGCATAGCCAACTGCATTGCAGCCATTTGGTTTTGTACATCCTGCACAGTTTTCTTGGCTTGTGCCAGTTCCATCTGCACTTGGGGCGGTACATCTGATTTCTCGTCAATCTGCGCCAACGGGTTCATCGCAGCTAGGCGATCGGCAATTACGTCAGCGCCTGGGAAATCCATATTCCTAAACACCAAATCACCCGCAACATTAAACAATTCGGGCTTTGCCATCAACGGCATCATTGCGTCAACGGCTTGCTGGCGGCGGGTCATAAAGCCTGGCCCCGTATCCATCACAACGTCATACTCGCCCACAGTCACATCATTTAGCACGGTCTGAACGCCATCATCTTGGGTTTTTTGCTCGTTGATGGTTTCCATGCTTGGCTGACCATCAGTGCCAATAATCCGCATTACACGCTGGGTATCGTAAATTTTGGGTATCAAATCCAAAATGATCTTGCCCGTATGTTTAATGCTTCGAGTCATGTTGTCGTAAAAGTGAAAATTAGACAAATCCACTTGATTTTGTTGACCCGCCAAGGCTTTTCCTGAGATATTTCCGCTTGGCAATTGGTTAGGGTCCATGATGCCTAGCACCATCTGCAAGTCAGACGAAATGGCATTAGCTGCTTCCATGATGCCAACAGGCGGCGCTTCGGGTTGCAATCTTGTAGGCACTGGAGCTGGTACGCCCTCAATGTCTTTTTGCTTGTATCGCAGCACAGGACTAGACTTAATGTTAGCCAGCGCCCATTCGTTTTCATGCCCTTCGTCTTGGCCTTCCGCAAGCAGCCATTTAGCCTTGGGAGCTAATGCAATGCTCTCCGTCATGCTGGTGCGCCAAAAGTTATACATCCGCTGTGGGTCTTTGGCAAACCGCACCAAACCATACTTCTTGCGCTTGTCGTCCACAATAACCTGTGCGCCATAGCAAGGAACGACAGGAATGTATTTACCCGCCCAAGTCTTTTCCTCAATAACTTCCATAGCGGTCATTTTGATCCACTTGACAGCTTTGCGGAAAGATTCACGCTGGTCAATAACAGTCAAACCCGCAGCATCAACACGCTCAAAGAAAGTATTGGAATCAGCAAAATGGCGTGTGCCATCACTCAGCAAATACAACTTGGCACGTTCACGCTCTATGTAGAAAAACTCAGCAAGGCGAATATCTTCCTTGGTTACCCAGCTTGCAGTGTCATCACCCGTAGAACGCTGGGTAAACGACCCACCATCATCAGCATCAGGATATTGCTCTCTGAATATCTTTTTATCCATAACAGTTGTAATTAAACAACGCTCTGCATCCGAACCATCGGGCAACAATGAATTAGGGTCAAAGTAAACCGTAAATGGGTTATCTATGGTGTCAATGTAGATTTCTTGGTCGAATGAATCTTCGCTTGCGTAACGGGTGTTGATACGCCAGTAGCCCCAGCCCATACGCACGGCATAGTCAAAAGCCGTGTCATAGGCGGTGTCGGCATTAGAGTTGACCTCAATGTGTCGGCAAATACCCTCAATTACTTGGGCAACCTTGTAATCAGCCAAATTATTGACAGCATGGACTTTTAAACGGGGTCGTTGCTGGCGCTGCTGGTTAGTAACTTGACGAATATATGCATCGATCTTGTTAATAGTCAGGCAGGGTCGGGCTTCTACGTTACGGCTGTTCTGTATCTCAACAGGCCATTGATCGCCAGCGGCAAACTTAATATCGTTCAGCGCTTCGGCTCGATTCATAGAATCCGCTTCATTAACCAACCGCCAAAACTTAATGGCTTCATTGATTCGTGGATCGGCGCTTGATGCTTGTGCTTGATAGTCAGCCATGTTTAGCCCTTTTATGCATTGCCAAATTATCCCATCCAATTGCCAGCTGTGGCAATCTGAGCTTGTTTCTTACGTTTGGCGGGTTCTTTAATCATAAGGGCAATATACCGAAATGCATCTGCCCCATGCGAATAATGATCGTGTAATGGGTTGCGACTAAATTGTCCCGTAGTGGGATCAACCTCATACCGATAATGACGTAGGCAAGCCAAGCCATCTGCGGCGTGTTCACGGTCAAACCAGCAATTAGGAAATATTGTCCTAGCGGCGTTGATTGAATCCACAATTGGCACTTTGGGCAATATGTGGGTTTTGTAGCCAGCAGCTCTAACAATATCGTCAATTGATCTACCCGCAGCGGCTAATGTCTTGTTCTCAGCATCATGCGGCAACCAAATAGTGTCATACACATATCCATAGGTTTGCAGGGTCGCCAAGTAGTAGCTGATGGTTTTTTGACTATCTTCGATGTAGCGGATTAGCCTGGTCTCCATGCCTACAAACTGCAAGAACCATATAGCTGTGCTGTCCGACCAACCCAAATCAAACACCGCATGAACTGGCTTGGTAGCGTCATAAGGCACACGGGTTATGCGCCCCTCTTTCTCAGCCTGCTGCATTTCTTTGGCAAAGATAGCCCCATCTACTGTTTGGCGACACAAACCTTCCCAAACTTGGTTATAGGCTTCCTCGTCACGTTCTTTAAGAGAATCCTTTTCAAGCCGCAAGGTTTCGGGAAACCAAGGATTATCTGACCAGTTAACCCGCATGGTGATGCAGTCTTGCGGAGGATTTACAACAAACCGTTGGTAGGTTTCGTCTGTCTCTAACTCGGGATTGAACGAAATCCATATCTCGCTACCTTCTTTTCGGATAGTAGGGATAAGAATATTCCACGATAGTCGGCTAGTGGTTTGAGCTTCTTCAACCCAAGCTATGTCTACGCCCTCATAAGATTTAATGTTGGCAATATTGTTTTTTAGGCCAGCAAAGGCAAACTCTGTGCCGTTCTTGCCCCTGATGCTGTTTTGGGTTATTTCATAAAAGCCAAGCAATCCAAGGGCTTCAATCTGGTCACACAATAGCTTGTGGACTGAATCTCTAATACTTGTTTGAAATTCTCGCGCACATAAGATGCGTAAAGGTTCTTTAGCGCCTTTAATTAACAACGCTCTTGCGATACCCCAAGATTTAGCGCCACCCCTCCCGCCATAAGCTACTTTGTATCGCGATGGCTTAAATAAGCCTTGTAGCTTAATAGGAAATTTGGCATTAGTAATGGCGCGATCAACATCATTCATTTGGCTTTACAAATGTAACTTGAATGCCTTGAAGTGGCTCACCATCTGCGCCTGTAACTTCTGCTTTAACTGTTTCGGACCAACGCATTTGTGCCTTTGTCCACCAAATTAAACTTGTTGTATCGCCAGCCGTAGCTTTTTGATACAAGGTTTTAGCAATTTGACTATTTGCCTTGGCTTTGCCCATATCCAATTCTCTACGATAGTGCTTGCGTAAGGTCTTATCGTCAATCTCTACAAGCATTGCTATCTGTTCATGCGGTAAACCCAAACCGCTTGTCGATTCGACTAAACGGCGCTGTTCATCGGTTGGAATGTGTTCTAGCATCTTTATTAAGGGGAAGTGTAAGGTTATTTTATTGCTTTTTAAACTTTTCATCAAGAATTTTAGGAACGGCATAATTCCAGTTAATTTTGTGATGTAGTCTTTTATTTGTTCTACCCATCAAATCAATCTTGCAGCAATTAGGCGCAGTTATAACGCTATAAAACGACTTTACATAAGTGCCGTATGCTTTATAGGCTTCTGTATTGCCGCCTGAATTTGACTGTGTTGCAAGTTGGACTAGGGAAATGTTCGATATTTGAAAAAATAACTTTCCTGTTTTTCCTAGCGTCAAATAGGTATTTACATCGTCATTCATTCTTCCAATAAAAATTATGTCATCTTTAGAGTCTTTGTTTACCTTGAATACAAAACTATTCATTGCTTTTCTTTTAAATGTATTGTTTTTAAAAGACCCTACTCCTCCAATAAAGTCACCCCCTTGAGCAAATGCTATGGTGTTTGCTTTTGTTCCATCTAAACATTCAATCATTAGATTTAAAATTTTATCTAAATTCTTAACTTGTGTGCCTCTAAGTGAATCTTTTTCTACAAATCTATACTGAAATTGCGTATAGTCATCTTCATACTCAAAAAAATAATCAAGGTTCAATTTACGAGCTATGTCGTAGCAAGCGTTTCTTGCGTAAACAATAACTTTATTGCCATTAAAATTGTCCATTATGTCAAATTTGCCTTGATAAGCCCTTTTGCTAAAGACAATTATTTCATTTTTGTATTTTTCCTTGTATTCATTTAATGTTTTATCCTCATCATCAACAATGATATAGATTTTCCCCGTGTAACCTTGTTTTCGCAAAGTTTGATACGTAATAACGTTATCAGGTCTTCCGTGGGAAAGAATAAACACAGCCAATTTTTTATTTGCATTCATTTTTAATCTTACTACTACTGTAATTATGCTTTCTTTTTAGATAAACAATTTCTTTTTCTAATACTTCAATCGTATTTTTTAATTCCCAATCATCATTTTTATGATCTTCACCTAAAAAATATACATCGTAGTCTAATGAAACAAAAATATCTGAGTCCTTATCAATGTTTTCATAGGGAATTACCTCGTCAATCCACTTAACAGCTCGCAATTGCATATAACGTTCATAAATTGATTGCTGTGGGTCTTTGTAGTTTGGTTTGCAATGTAGCCCAACAATCAAAAAATCACAATGCTTCTTAGCTTCTTCTAAGGACAAAACATGACCAGAATGCAAAATATCTGCAACCATAGGGAAAAATCCAATTTTCATTTTTTCACTCCTTAAATTAATTTCTTGTGGACGGTAAGGTTTACAGTTTTTTATGTGCAAATCATAATATGCTTTATGTAATGGAACTTTAGGATAGTTAAAGCAAAAAAACAACATCTTAATTGTTCCACTATGCGAAACTATTAATATTTTTTTATTTTTATAATTTTTTTCAACTTCATCTATAAAACTTTTAACTCTTGTGAAAAATTCCTTTTTACTTTCAATATTAAATTTTTTTATAAAGTTATAATTCTCATCTTTAAGTAATTTTTCACTATTAAGATGCTTTCCCTCTAGCAATCCTTTATTTAATTCTTGTAATCTTTTATCATAATAAATTTTTGTATTTTTATGATGTATTAAGATGTTATATGCAGTTGATTTAGCTCTTTTTAACGTTGAGGTAAAGCATAAATCAAAATGTTCATGCTTTAATTCTTTTGATACATTTTGTGCTTGCTTAATTCCAGTATAGTTAAGTGGAATGTCGAACTGACCGTGCATAATGCCATTTTTATTCCAATAGGTTTGACCATGCCTAACAAAAATATACTCATTATTCATCTTCAACATCAACATCAAACATATCATTAATTTGTTCTGTTAATTTAACAAATCCATTTTCGATAGCTTTATTAAAATCAATAATAACTAAGGCACTGTCTTCCATTAATTCTTGACATTGTTTTGATGAGTGCGCATAAAAATTAGCAATTTTTTCATAGTTAAAAACAATATGTCGTGATGCTGCTGCCATTAAAAATTGCTTTTCCTTCTCGCTTAATTTGCTTTCTTGAATTGTAGTAATTAAATCCATAGCTTTTTCATCATTATACAAATCTTCTAATGATGGCTTTTCACCTACTGGCTCATAAGTAGGTATGTCAACTTTTTGCGTGTATAAATTATCATCTTTAGCATCTTCAGGCAAAAAAATCTCATCTAGGTCTGCTTGATCAAAGCCAAGAATATCTAATGCAAACCCATCTGCCAACAATTCGTTGAGCTCAATGGTAAGCATCTCATTGTCCCAGCTAGCATTAAGCGCCAGCCTATTGTCGGCAATGATGTAGGCTTTCTTTTGCGTTTCAGTTAAGTCAGCCAGCTCTATAGTTGGGACTTCGATATAACCCAGCTTACGCGCAGCCATAAGGCGACCATGCCCAGCAATGATGCCGTTCTGTCCGTCCACCAATATTGGATTAGTCCAGCCAAATTCCTTAATGCTTGCCGCTATTTGTGCCACTTGCTCATCGCTGTGGGTGCGGCTGTTTTTTACATAAGGAATTAGTTCTGTGACCTTCTTTTGGGTGATTTTCACTTTTTAGGCTTTTGTTTGGCTTTTTTCTCAGCTTCCCGCTTCACAGAATAAGCAATAGCTACGGCTTGCTTTTGGGGCTTGCCTGCTTCCATCTCCTTGGCAATGTTTTTACTCATTGCCTTGGGTGTCATTGATTTAATCAAAGGCATTATTATGCACCGTGAATGATGGCGTAATTGATGATGACAGCTTCAGAATATGAAGTGCCGCTTAAGTTACGCAAGGCAATAACAGCAGAACCAGCAGACAAGCTAGAAACATATGTGGTGTATGCGCCAGCAGTGCTACCAGTGGTAGTGCTTGAAATACACACGATAATTGTGTCATTAGCTGAAATCAAGCTGTTGGTCAATGTGAATAATGCTACTGCACCACCAGCCAAAGCTGCGTTGTTCATTGTGATACGACCAACAGACTTGTTCAAAGTCACGCCAGTTGATTTGTCGGTTGCTTGAGTTACAGCACCTTGGGCGGCTGCTGAATAGCCAATTTCTTGGCTGGCATAACAAGTTGTGAATTCGGGGTCGCTATATGCAACGCCTTGTGCTACTGAGTTTGACATGATATTTTCCTTTAACAGTTCCAGTTTTTGAGGGATGCTTTAGCCCGTTCTGCTGGGCCTTTAGCGTTTTTTACTACCCCTTCCATTCTTGCACAAAATGACGCTTTTCTACCAGCATCAGCTTTGGTTTTTGGATTGGGAGCAGGCGGCTTCAGATTGCTGCCGTTCTTTGCATTATATTCAGCACGACCCTTGGCGGTCATTCCTGCACCCTTTTCTGTTGGGTTGTAGGTCTTACCCTTACCAGTGGTCTTGTGCTCAATAGGCTTGTCGTGCTTCTTCATTTCTTTTTGGCTGTTTTGGCAGATTGTTTAAAGGCCTCGGCAGTTGGCGCACCTTTGCTACCAACTTTCCTCATCTTTTCCACAGGTTTACCCTCAGCTTTTTCGTTCTTGATACGCTCTTGTTTAGCGTGAATGTTGGCATACAAGCCAGGTTTAGTTGCCATGATTATTCTTCCACTACGGCACAAATGTCAGCTTCTTGAATGATTTGATAGTCTTGGTCATCAATACGGTGAACAGGCCAGTTAAGGTAATCCCCGTTTCCATACTTGATAAAGTCACCAACCTTGCAATCGGTTACTAAAGGTCCAACAGCCACAATAGTACCCTCGTTAAAGGGTTCTTTATTATTGACGTAAATAATGTCTGACAAATGTCGTGTTTTAGGCTTCACAACCACACGGTCACGCAAAGGATTAAGCATTTGCCCTCCGCGTGTATTTACGTTTAGCTGGCATGATTTGGTCAGTCAAAATATCATAAGAAGAATCCATCATGGTGATTTCTTTCTCTTGATATTGCCCACACCAATCATTTTGGCTTTTGTTTTGATGCTGCGGGTATAAACGACAAAGACCAATAATTTCACTGGCTTTGAAAAATATACAGTTACCGCAATTAGAATGCTCGTCAGCCATTCAAAACCTTTCTTTTGTTTGGTTAGTAAGCCCCGCCAATTTGCCTTGGCGTGGGTTTACGCTTAATCTTGGTAGCACTTGCGGTCATGGACATAAGCCACACCGCTGGTTTTACCGCCATCAAACTTCTTGTCAGCGCCGACCTTGTTGGTCATTGCGTTAGGAATGTTGTTTTTAACATTGCCCTTGCTTTTCATCTCAGGGGTCATGTTGCCCTTGACTGCATAACCATTACCGTATTGACCGTCCATTTTTTCCATTTTTATCTCACTTTAAGGTTAAAAGATACAAAGTTGAATTAATCAGATCAGCAATTTCATCAACGATGTTTTGCAGCTCTGTGTCCTGCGGGATTTCTTCTCGCGCCTCTTGCACAAATTCTTTTAATTGTGTCAGATACTCAGTGGGTGATTCTTTGGGCTGGTGCAATTCATCAGGAAATTTTTTCATCCTTGTTGCATATCTGCCTTGGTAACTCTCTGCCAGTGAATCAGCTAACTCAACAATTTTGGGATAAAACTTACCCAATGCCTTGTGTGTACTGTACTCGGTAGTTTGCAAATGCTGAAAATGCGTGATAGTTCCCGCATGGAATAGCGTTGCAACAAATTCTGAAACTTCTTCGTTCATAAACCCACTATATCAAAAAAAAGGGTATTGTTAAACCCCTTTGCCAAGTTAATTAACATTTTTTTCTTGCTTAATTTCTTTTTGTACACCAACGCTCATACGCAAAAAAAGCCTAATCCACTTAATCCCGCCAAGCCTTTGGTACTCAGCATACTCAGATTGTGTAAGGCGCAGCGTGATTGCTCTACCCATCTCTATTTTTTCTTTCATTCTTTCATTTCCCTTATAGCTTTTGCTATTTCATATAAAAACCCACAATCTTCAATGTGTTGGGCTATCTCTTCAATCACTTGATTACGATATGGGTTAATTGACAGTGCCGCCTTAACTAAGGTTTGCTTTACCTTACTTCTGCGCTCTATCTCGTTAAATGCTTCATCTTCTTCAGTCATTGTCGGCCTCATTTTGTAGTAAATACAACGTCCAAATAAGTATTGCACCAAACGCAATAACAACAAAAGCACCAAAAAACATTAACATAAAGGTTACAGCTACATCCCACAT